CTCGTTCCGATTCCAACGTTGCCATTGTATTTTAATCTCATTAACTCATTACCTTGAGCTGAATTAAAATGCAAAATGTTACCAGCACCATCTTGTTGAATTACACAACTAATTGAAGGACTTGCATCAGCTTGATATATAAATGCACCAATACCAGATTGAGGAGCAAATCCTACTCCAATGTTTGTAGCTCTTACACTACTCGAGAATGTAGCACTTGTTGCACTTATAGAACTTACTAATTGTAAAGCACCTGCACTTGTTAAAGTCATTTTAGTACCACCATTATTCCAAGTAACTGTACCTGCTGAACCATAAAGAAAAGCTAAAGGAGTTGATGTATTTGTTGAATTTCTACCATAAAAATCTGAATAAACGCCACCTTCTGCATTATTAACATAGATATTTCTATTTACATATAAATCAGTTCCAAATGTAGCAATTCCATCACTTGCTATTGTAAATCTATTTAAGCTATTCGTAGCAAAGTTTAAAGTATTTGCAGCACTTAAATACATTCCATTAGTAGGAATAGTTGAACCTGTTGGGATGAACGCAGTTGCAGATGTAGTACTTGAAAAACTTGCACTTGTTCCACTTAAAGCACGAGAAATTAAAGTAACAGTAGTACCATTATCTGTAATTGCACTATTTGCTATTGTGGTATCACTACCACTAAAAATAGGTAAATAATTTATTGTTCTTGTTCCTGTTCCTGTTATTGGGTTAGTTAGGGCAGCTTGTTTGCCGTTAAATGTAGTCCAATCAGTACTTGATAATAATCCATTTTGTGAACCACTTGCAGTAGCAATAGCTAAAGTAATAGTACCGCTTGTAGTGATAGGACTTGAACCAATAGTTACACCATTTGTAGCTGAAGATAATCCAACACTTGTAACTGTACCACCTGTTAATTGGCTTGTCAAAGCTATTGTACCTGAAGCATCAGGTAGGGTAAATGTTCTTGTTGCAGTTAATGAACCAAGTCCAATTTGAGCAATTTTAGTTACTGAACTTACATCAGATGTTATTATTAATGTATTAGCACTTGTTGGAGAACTTATTAATGAAATTGAATCATTACCATAAGAATACCCAGAAGTGCCTGTTCTTAAAATTAATGGACTTGACCCTGTACCATCTAATTTAGCTATTATTTTAAAACCATTAATCTGATTAGCATCAAAATTAAAAAAACCTAAATCAACATTTGTAGTTGCACCTGTATAAGGAACATAAGTTGCAGCAGCCGTTGCAGTACTTAATTTGTTATTAAACGTACTCCAATCCGTATTACTTAATTTACCTGTATTTGTAGCCGAAGCCACAGGTAGGTTAAAAGTATGTGTATCGCCAGTTGAAACTATGTTAAAGTTAGTACCGCTTGTTCCTGTTGTTATGAATTGTGATTGGTCAGTTAAGTTATTCAAAGAAACCATCCCCTTAGAGAAAGTAGTTACCACTTGACATAAATGGCTATTCTCGGTGTGTAAAGTAACTGTTCTACCATCTACGCTTACATAGATTCTAATTGCCAACCTATCGGTTAAATTTAAAGCAGCAGTTGCCACAGGAATAGCAAAGTAATAAGGTGCAATCGTTGTGCCTTGATTTATAGATTCAGGAACTCCAGCACTTGTACCTAATAATGTAAAAGTTGCACCATCGTACTTGTAAAGTTCTGCGTAAGTTGTAGGGTTACCTGTGTTGTTATTTACACTAAAATAGAACTCACAATTAAAGTTACCGCCAGGTACTGATAAGACATCAGGGTCGTTAGCATCCGTAATATAACTTGCTACATATCCGTTAGCAGAAATAGTAATGTCAGTTCCAGCACCTATAATAGGTTCTTTACTTAGTTCTCTATAAGCTACCCCACCGATTGTGCCTTGACTCACACTTGAGTTAAGATAGTAACTAACCGAACTACCACCACCTGTTGATGTTGGGAAGTCAGCTAACGTACCATCACCCCTTACATATTGTGAAGCAGCACCATCTAAAGCGGTTATAACACCACTATTAGCCACTACTGGACCTTGTATATCTCTAATCTTTGCTTCGCCTGTAACCTGTAATTGTGAACTCATTTATATATAAATTTTAACTATTATTTTGCAATTATTCTAACAAACTCATCCGCCTCTAAAGCTCTGCCAAAGGTAAGAACTCCTGTCGAAGCATTAAACGTCACATTGTCGCCTGTAGGAACACCTGATGTTTGTATTGTTCTAACCTCTATACCACCTCTTGTAACTGACAAGCAAGTGCCTCCAATTGCTGCTGCAAAGGTAACTGTAGTTTCACCACCAGTAGCTGTATATTGATACATGATTACATTTGAAGTTTCTATTACTACGCCACTAGGAGTAGCTTGTGTACCTGTTATTGTATAAGCACCAGAGCCTTGTAGTGACACGCTATATGTTGATGCTGCCTCTACCCCTGCACTTAAACTAAGTGAGCTTAAATTGGCTGTACCTGTGAATATAGAGTATCCTAGAGTTCCACTACCATCCCCATTATCATTGTCTACTTGAAACTTGATTAATATAGGCTGTCTAGTCAACTGAAGGTTAGCTAGGAATAAGTAAGAATAATCGCTTAATGCTACAAATCCATCAGCATTGATAGACCATGATGCCACATCATTCTTATACTCTTTAAACCATGCAGAACTTTGTGATGTTACTTCCTTCTGATCTACTGAAACCTCAAAAGAACAGTTTGTAGCTGCACCAAAAGGCACACCTACTGAAATATTGGTTGTAACAGTTCCAAGATTGGTTGATTGGGTATATAAGGTAATTTCATTTGTTGTAGTGCCTAAGTAATTAACCTCTATAATTATTCTATCAGTATTTAATAAGGCTGTAGTAGCTACAGTCATATTGGTATTATATACAATCTTAGTCAAAGATGTTAAAGTAGTTTCATCTGAAGTTGCTAACAAGGTAGCTGTAGAACCTGCGTATTTGTATAACTTGTATTGTACTTTAGCTCCAGCAAAAGCAGTTGCAATAGAATAATAAGCCGATATAGTCCAAGTACCAGCAGTAATTTCAGTAATGTTAGGATCACTAACATCTGTGATAAAAGAAGCTATGACCCCTGCTCCAGTCTTATTAAAGTTAGTAGAAGCCCCAACTATTGCTGTTGTACTAAGTTCTTTACAAGCGAATCCATTAACAGTTACTCCTTGATTTATAGAACCATTGAAGTAATATTGTTTATTTGTATCATATTTATATAATACTATGTTCGTTCCGTTTATTACTGATGCCATTATTTATATTTTATATTATCCATAAGTTTCTAATATTTCACCTGCTCCACTAATCCTATATGCTTGGAAGTAAGTATCGGTAACTAAAACCTTCCACCAAATATTTGCGCCATTAAAGCCTACATTTAAGAACTCATTTGTATAGAAGAAGTCTCCAACAGAAGGAACTCCTGCTTGATCTAAATAAATTAAGTTTTCTGTTAAAGGTGCAGCAAGAGCAGCCTCCTTAGTAACATATCCATTAGACCTATAGTGACCAAATCCAGTTATTGCGGTTGATAATGGGTTGCTATTATATATAGTGTTTAAAGTAGAAGTTATATTGTTAGGGTTTATTTCTAACAATGTAGCTGTTATAACATCATTAGGTAAATCTATATTAGAATTTCCTAATATGTATCTTTTCTCGTTAACGCTAATTTGAGCTGGGTCTGTATCTGTAGCTCTAAGAGGCATAGCTCCACTAAATCTACCTTCGTTTGTTTCCATACCCATAAAGGCAGCATCTAAGTTAATAATGTTCTTATTTAAGCAATTTGAATATTGCTTAACAACTAATTCACTAAGGCTTCTATATACATCTGTAGAATACTCTTGTCTATACCAATTTTTTAAGTTTAAGCCATTCACATCGCTTAAAAATCCCCTATAGTTATACTTGCCATCTTTACTATCATTAAAGCCCATTGGGAGGTCTATTTCAAGCACATATTCATCTGTGTTGGTAATATAGCTCTCAGTAGTCAAACCCAAGAAATTTGAGTTTAATTTGATATTAAAGTTGCTTACATCTGCTCCTGCTATTGTTGACTTCCAATAAGGAGCTGAATTATCGCATAAGATAAGTTCAATTACTAATGCCCCAGATACAGGACAAACAGGAGTTTCTAAATTTACGTTTGATATTGGATCAGCAGGATTAAATGCTTCAAAGTAATAATGGTCACCAGTATTAACAGCCTCTTTCCATGCCTTATTATTATCTAAAAAATAAGAAGGTCCAGTAGCAGGATTAACCTGTATTTTTAATATATACAGAGCATCAGGACCACCAGCAGGTGTACCTAACCCTGCAAAGTCAAATGATATAGTTATTGTATCACTTGAATTAATATTAGGTAAATTATTAGGAGATACTGAAACGTAATAAGGATTTACCGTTAAGTCATGGCTTAAAATAAAGGAATTGTACTTTCTATTAGGATATACCTTAACATAATTAGTTCCACCATTTCTAACTTGTGTCCATCCAAAAGCATTACTTACTGTCGGAGAAACATATTCATATATCTTTAAATCCCAGTTTGTAGCATAATTGTTAGGATGCTCTATATTCTTTTCAAATCTAATCTTATTATAACCTTTTTTAATTAGCTTGAATTGACTATTATCAACAAAATATAATCCTGTAGTATTATTAGTATATCCTTGAATAATACCCTTTATGTTGTAAATAGCATTACCACTTACGGTTGCATCGCTATTGTAAATAGTAGCATAATACGAATCTTGTGCAAATTGAGTTATTGAAACAATATGCCAATTACCATTAGCTTGAAATAATCTTGCTCCAAAGCTTTTAACAATCATAGTTAAAATCTCTAAACAGCTTATTGTTTCTTGATTATCATTAACTATTGTTGCGTAGTTAATATATGTTTGATTTAAAGGCTCGGCATTTAAATTGCCTGTTCTATTAGTCATGCCTTCTGCATAAAAACTAATACCACTTATAATATCGTAATCAAAAGGATATTCTAACTTTAATAAACAATCCTTTATAAGTATTATTGCTTTTTGTACTTGTGTAAGATATATGGTATTAGGTAAATCATATTTGATTCTTTCTAGCATACCTAAACCATCTAAGGCATTAAAAGATAATTCTTTTCTACCTGTGTTAAATGAAAATTGTACATCATCACTTAAAGCCCATCCTTGAAAATCTATATTTCCGCCTGATATAACCTTAACAAAATACTTTCTGTCGTCTAAAGTTGTAAAATTTGGCATATTTTCTATATCATCAGTAACGTCAATAGTTAAACTAAGCTGACTAACGTATATAGGCTCAAATGTATCATCACTACTAGGTATATATTCTAGCTGTAAACTTATAGCTTGATATTCTATAGGTGCACCAGCATAGCCATCTTCATATAAATAAACTACGCTATTTACACCACTTTTACTTGCTGTAGTAATTGTATATTTAATTTCGTATGCCATTATCCTCTTCTAATGTTTAATGATGTGTTAGACCTTTGCATAGCCAAAACTAAGTCTTGTCCTCTAAGAACAAACTGACCACTTCCGTCACCAAGCATATCTTTTAATTTATCTAAAGGTGCAATAACCTCAGGATTGTTTTGAGCACCTGGATATTCACCAACAAGACCCATTGTTGGTCCTGAAACAATACCACCATTAGCAAATGCCGTAGGATCAACTGCAGATTGCTTTAATCTATTTTTAATAATAGTTCCTAATGCGACAGCTCCAACACCAGCAGCAATAGCTACAAGTGGATCAGGAGCTGCAAAAGCAATTTGCAACAATGTTCCGTATTGTATTAACATTTTACCAATGTTAATTAAGGCATCGGCAAGTAGTTTTTGAAAATGCTCAAGAGGTTTGACCTCACCACCACTTAATGCGTTGCCTATATTTTCACCTAATGCTGTAAAAGAGTCAGATAAAAAACCTGAAATTATATTACTTATACCTTGAGCTGTAGTTTGAAATGTATCGCCTAAAGCTTCTATTTTATTATTAACATCTTCAATTTCTTTATCTACTTGTGCAACTTGCATAGGTAGTCCTAAAGCCTGTAATTTTGCCTTTTCTTCTTCTAATTTACTTAAGGCATCTTTATAATCTTTGATTTGTAGATTTATATTATTTCTATCTAATCTTAATCTTACCTTTAAAGCGTCTTGTATTTTTTTAATTTCCGCAGATGTCATATTTTGATTTATCTTATCAATAGCATCTGCAATATCTTCTCTATTTTTTATTATTAATTTACCAATTTTAATTTCTTTTTCTAATTCTTTATTAAGTAAATTTTCTTTTAAAATATATGTTTGTTTATATAAATCAGCAATAGTATTTTGATAAAATGATTCTTCAATGATACCTTGATTATACCAAGCTACCAAATCAGACATTGCTTTTTGTAATAATTGCACCTTTTTTAAATCATTACCTTCTGCATAAGCTAACTGATTATCTAAATTATCTTTAAATAGTCTTTGTTCATTTTCTAATGCTTTAAGGAATTCTTTTGCATAAGTGTCTTTAGGTTCAGGCTTATCTTTTCCACCACCTCCTCCTGGAAGTAATCCAGCAGTAGCAAGCTTTTGTAATTCTAATATTTTACTTTTTACTTTTTCGACAGCTGTAGCAGCATTAAGAACAACTTGTTCTTGATTCATCCATTGCCTATCTGCTTCATTTGTATAAGTTTTTGTAGCTAATGATGTTACATCAATCTCCTTGCTTAATGATTGATAACTTGAAATTCCACCTTTTGCTACTGTTTCAGATACTTTAGCTGTTTTTTTAGCTTGTGCAGCTAATTCTTTTTCTTTATCTAGTTTTTTAACTAATGCAACATAATCATCTTTATAAGCAGCAATGAGAGCTTGATTAAGCATTGCCTCTGTAACCTTTTTTATTGCCTCTTCTGATTTTCCAGTTTTTATAGTATTCTCATCTAATTTAATACCATAATCTTTTAATACCTTATTTACCTCACTAATAGCATTTTTTCTTTGAGCGTCTGTAGAGTTTGCATCTCTTGCTATTTTTACATAATTTGTAAGCAATAATTCATTGGCATAGTAATCATTTTTAGAATTTGATAATGCTTTGTTTAAATCATCTTGAGATTGCTTTAATTGATCAGTTGTTTTTTTTGCTTTAAACATACCTAAATCCCAAGCAGTAATTAAAGCTATAATAGCAGAAATACCTAAGTAAATAGGTCCTGTTGCGGCAGCAAATCCACCAACTAAAGCTGGAAGGTTATTTTGAATACCTCTAAATCCAAAAGGTAAATCTTGTAAGACTAATGCAAGATTAGTCCATTGCATATTGTTTTTTCTCAATGACCCAGTAGTGGCATCTAAACCAGCAGATGTTGGCATTGATGCTGTTAGCTTTTTAAAACCAGCACTTGCTGGGTCTATGCCATATGCAACTAAAGATTGTAAATCTTTTTGAAGTTTTATAGTGGCAGCACCTGCTTGTTGAGATGCAGGACCAAATAATTTAATAGCAGCTTCTAAGTTTTTAGCATTCTTTTCTATACTATTAGCAATTTTTTGGAACTCTTTATCAGTACCATTAAATTGACCAATCATTTGGTATAAAGCATCATTAACCCCTTTAAAGTCGAGGTTTAGTTTTAAGTCTACTTGATTATCTGCCATTGTCCTATTTCTTTATATTATCGTATTTTTTTAAGACCTCTTTAAGTTCTTCAGGTGTCATCACTCTTTGCTTCACAAAGTTACGATTATCGCAGTCAAGTGGCAAAAGCTCATGTGGTTTAATCTTTTTACCTTTTGGTAGTTGTATGTTTAGCAAGATTGTAGTTTGCCATCTTGCTCTTAACCATTCTTGTTCTTCTTTATGACGGTAGCCATACCAAACAAAATCTAACTCAGCCATCGTCATATCCCAAAACAAATGGGGAAGCACTTGGCACTCCCCCATTGTATATCTTTCAATATCAATCCACTCTAATTTTTTTTTACAGCGTCTTTTGCAGCTTTCTTATTAGTAGGTTGTTCAATACCACTATTCATACTTTCAGCAAGAGCAGCCATAACATCTTGGAACTTCTTACTTCCTAATCCACCCATATCATCTATCCAGTCACATACTTCTATGTCTGTAAAGCTTGGAGTTATCCCTTGACTATACAATGGATATTCTGCTGCTGATTTAAGCAAATTAGTAATCGCATCTAAAGATTGATTACCTGATAATGCTTCTGATATATCTGATGGTCCAATACCTTGTAATTGACAGAATCTTTTTAAAGACCATGTACAAAACCTCATAGGTATCTTAGTCCCATCGCTTAGGGATAGTTCAAAATGTCCTCTCATATTTTGGTGTTTTTGGTGTTATTATGCGTTAGTAGCCTGAGTTAATTGACCTTGTCCTGTGAAAGATGCAGAGTAAGTAACTGGAGACTCCATGTCAGCAGTAATGTCTAAACTCTCTACAAATGCAGAACCAGACCAAATTAAGTCACCTACTATTGGAGTGCTTCCATTAACTGTAGTAAACTTAACTGTAACTACACCTCTACCATTTAAAGCAGAGAAAATATCTCCCACTACATAGTTTGTACCTGTTGGCTCAACTGTAGTAAGACCATCTGTAGTTAAAGACCAAGAACGCAAACCTGCGATTTGATCAGCCCATCCACCACTTGATTTAGTTGTTGCATCTGGTAAGTCAGCACTTACAGATAAAGAACATGATGTAGAGTGAGCTACTACTTCAGTGCCTACTAATACTACCAAGTTTGTACCATTAAAAATTCCTGTTGTTGGCATTTTATTTTATTTTAATTTTTTATAATATTTGAGTTACAAAATGTTCCATTGTAATTACTCTTCTGAAGACATAAGACTCATCTACATAATCAAATGTAGCAATATTGCTTGTCATCTTACGAGTAACTATTTTAAAGTCAGGAGAAGCACTTGGGTAATCTGGTACATTAACGCCTATGATCTCTAA